AACCCCCGGCTAGGGTTCGACCCATTGGCGCGCACGCGGAATCATCCGTGTCATGCCCGCAATCCCCGAGACTCCCGCACAAGCCCCCAGCGCAGGGGGCGCAGCCCCCGGCCCCCGCTCCCCTGACTGGGAGCGCATCGAACACGACTTCAGGGCTGGCATCCTCTCGGTGCGAGAGATTGCAGCAGCGCACAGCATCTCCCACACCGCCATCAACAAGCGGGCCAAACGAGATGGCTGGGAGCGAGACCTCACAGCCAAGATTCACGCCAAGGCTGAAGCTGAGGTTTCCAAAAGGGCGGTTTCCAAAGAAGTTTCCAAGGAGGCCCGGGCAACCGAGCGCCAGATCGTGGAGGCCAATGCGGAGGCCATCGTCTCTGTGCGCATGGGTCATCGCACAGACATCGGGCGCGCTCGCTCGCTGGTGATGCGTCAACTGCAGGAACTCGAACTGCAGACAGACAGGCCTGAGCTTTTCGAGGAGATCGAGCAGTTACTGGCCACTCGGCAGGAAGGAGAGGACCTTTCTTCCACCGCTCGCGCGAAGCTTCAAGAGGCCCTGAGCCGCGCCACGAGCCTTTCCAGTCGATCCAGCATCATGCGTTCGCTCGCGGAATCGCTGCGCACCGTCATTACGCTGGAACGCGAAGCCTGGGGTATCAAGGTCGATGCGCCTGAGCCTCCTGGACAGGGATTGGCTGCAATCTCCACCGCAGACCTGCAGGCAATGCGCGCGATGCTGAAAGGCGGCACTGCATGAGCCTGACGCCTGAGAAACAAGCGGCAATGCTGGCGATGGTCGAGAAGGAGCTTTCGCGCCGCAAGATCGACAGCATGTATCCGGAGACCGGCCCGCTGCGCCGGGAGCTATATGCCAAGCACCTGGAATTCTTTCGTGCAGGGGCGGCGTACCGCGAACGTTGCGCTATGGCTGCCAACCGGGTCGGCAAGACCGAGGGCATGGGTGGCTACGAGACAGCACTTCACCTGACCGGGCGCTATCCAGCGTGGTGGGAGGGGCGTCGCTTCGAGCATCCGGTGCAGTTCTGGGCCGCGGGCAAAACCAATGAAACCACGCGCGATATCGTGCAGCGCAAGCTGTTCGGTCCAGCGCGTGGTGCAGGTCAGGAAAAGTGCTTCGAGGGCACTGGCCTGATCTACGGCGACAGTATCGGCAAGATCAGCTGGAAGCAGGGCGTTCCCGACCTGGCGGACACGATCTTGATCAAGCATGTATCAGGCGGATGGTCGGAGCTGGGCCTGAAGTCCTATCAGCAGGGGCGTGGCGGCTTCGAGGGTACGGAGCGTCATGGCGTGTGGCTGGACGAGGAGCCGCCCCTGGAGATCTACAGCGAATGCCTGATTCGAACGGCCACGACCAACGGCATCGTCTACATCACCTTCACCCCATTGGAAGGCACCACGGGCACGGTGCTGATGTTCCTTGAGCCAGAAGCCAAGGACGCGGAGGCCGTATGCCTGCAGTGACCGCCTCTCGCTACCTGGTGACAGCAGGCTGGGACGATGTTCCTCACCTCGATGCCAAGACGAAGAAGGAACTCTGGGACAGCTCCCCCGCGCACGAGCGCGAGGCCCGCGCCAAGGGCATCCCAACCCTGGGCAGCGGGCGCATCTTCCCCATCGCAGAAGAAGCTATTCAGGTTCAGGCATTTCCCATCCCTGCCCATTGGCCGCGGCTCAACGGCATCGACTTCGGGTGGGACCACCCAACAGCTGCTGTGCAGATAGCTTGGGATCGGGACAGCGACTGCATCTATGTGACGCAGGCGCACCGCCTGCGGCAGGCCATCCCGGTGGTACATGCCTCGGTTATCAAGCCATGGGGCGCCTGGGTTCCCACTGCTTGGCCGCACGACGGTGAGCAGACCGAAAAGGGCAACGGCGAGCAGTTGGCATCCCAGTACGCTGCGGCGGGACTACTCATGCTCAAAAAGCGGGCCACGTTCGAAGACGGCACCAATGGCGTGGAGGCGGGGCTGATGGAAATGCTCGGACGCATGGAGAGCGGTCGCTTAAAGGTCTTCGCTCACCTGGGCGACTGGTTCCAGGAGTTCAAGCTCTACCACCGCAAGGACGGCAAGGTGGTCAAAAAGCTGGACGACCTGATGAGCGCCACCCGCTACGCCGTGATGATGAAGCGCAAGGCCATCGTGCGGCCGGCCCCGGCCCGCGCTGCAGCCTCGGCCTGGCAGCCACTGGACAACGAGATAGGGTACTGACATGCAAGCCACCACCAACCATGGGGGCCTGCTGGCCCAGCAGCACGAACATAGCGGCGAGCCCCAGCGCGACCTGCGCGCCGAGTTCGTCCTGACGCTCCTGTCCAAGCGCCGCGAGGCCATTGCCGGCCGTGCCGGCTCGGGCATCGAGGAGGAATGGACCGAGGACGAGGAGCACTACCAGGGCATCGACGACGCCAACCGCAGCTTCCAGAACGCCAACCAGCTGTACCGCAGCCGCAAAGCGGCACTCACTGGCGAGCGGAACAGGCAGCAGGGTCCAGCCAGGTCGGTCGTCTTCCTCAACATCACGCGCCCCTACACGGATGCGGCCAGCGCCCGCGTGGCGGACATGCTGCTGCCCACGGATGACCGGGCCTGGGAGATCAAGGCCACGCCTTTGCCGACGCTTAGCCCAGCATTGCGCCAGCGGCTGATGGATGCCATGGGCGGGATCTACAAGCAGAAGACCGTGGAGGAGTTCGTCCAGGAGCAGATCCACAATGCGTCCGAAGCCGCCAAGGGCATGCAGCGCGCCATCGAAGATTCACTTGTCGAGAGCAATTGGCATGGAGAGATGCGACAGCTGATCGAGGACTCGGCGCGCATCGGCTCCGGTGTCTTCAAGGGGCCCTATCCCGTGATGCGCACCAGCCGGATGGCCATCAAGGACCCGGTGACGCAGACCACGCAGTTCGTCAAGTTCGATGAGATCAAGCCCGGCTCCAAGCGCATTGACGCCTGGAACTTCTTCCCGGACCCGGCCTGTGGGGAGAACATCCACCACGGCAGCTACACCTGGGAGCGTGAGCACATCGGCCCGCGCCAGATCAAGGAGATGCTGGCCGACCCAAGCTACGAGACTGCCGAACTGCTGGCCGTGCTGCGCGAAGGCCCGTCCCGAACCCGCGAGGGCACGGAGGCTGTCTACCGGCCTGGCGAGAACGAGTTCGAGATGTGGATCTTCTACGGCCACTGCGCACGCGAGCACCTGGCGCGCCTGGGTGTGGACATGGAAGAGGGCGACGAGGACCGCGTGCCAACCATGGCGGTGATGATCAACGACCGCCTGGTGAAGGTCGTGCTCAGTCCCCAGGACGATGGCGAGTTTCCCTATGACGTGCTGGCTTGGCAGCGCCGCCCTGGCATGCCCTGGGGTGTCGGCATCAGCCGGCAGGTCCGTACGGCACAGCGCATGCTCAACGGCTCGGCCCGCGCCATGATGGACAACGCCGGTCTCTCGGCCTCGCCGCAGATCGTCATCGGCAACGGGATCACACCCCAGGACGGCAACTATGGGTTGCGTCCCGGCAAGGTCTGGCGTGCCGAAGCCGATGCGGACGCCTCCGACGTGCGCGCCGCCTTCAATGCCTTCGTGGTGCCCAGCGTGCAGGCCCCGCTGATGAACATCATCAACTTCGCCCTGAAGATGGCCGAGGACACCACGGGCATGCCGGCCATGCTGCAGGGCATCCGTGGCGATGCGCCCAACACCCTGGGCGGCATGCAGATGCAGAACAACAACGCCACCAGCGTGCTGCGGCGCCTGGCCAAGCGCTTCGACGACTACATGACCCGGCCGCACATCCAGCGGTATTTCGACTGGATGATGACCTACTCGGACGACGAGAGCATCAAGGGCGACTTCCAGATCGACGTGCGCGCCTCCTCTGCGCTGGTGGAGCGCGACGCCCAGCAGCAGTTCCTGATGACGCTCCTGCAGGTGTCGGCCAATCCCATCTACGAGCTGGACCCGGCCAAGCTGGCGGCCGAGCTGTGCAAGGGCCAGCGCCTGGACCCCACCAACTTCCAGTACACGGACGAGCAGAAGGCCCAGCGCGCCCAGCAGGGCCAGGACCCGACGCTGCAGGCCAAGGCCCAGCTGCTGGCCGCCCAGGCTCGCAAGGCCGATGCCGACGCCACCAACATCGGCATGGAGACGCTGTACAGCAGCGTGCAGACGGGCATGGGCATCGCCGGCAATCCTGCTGTCGCGCCTCTGGCGGACGGCCTGGCCCGGTCTGCGGGCTTCAAGGACCAGGACGCCGCACCCATCGTGCCGCAGGGCGGATGGATCACACCCCAGCAGCAGCCTGACCCTGGC